TCGTTTCGCCACCTCTCATTGTGCCTATGAGCACAATTGAGTATGTAGAGATAAGACACGGCGCAACGATTCGGGACACGAATTTTGCGGACATTGAACTCACAGAAGTAAGTCTGGAGCATGTGAATGCTCCAGGCAGAGACATTAAGGCGGGAGAGGGCCGTGAGAAATTTCTCACTATGCTGACTCCGGTCAACCAGCGTAACAACCTTGCTTGTATATAACGGGCTAAAGCCTGTTATCTCCAATGCTTGTTTGAACGCTGCAAGACCGGGCAGCAGAAATGCCCCCTTCTTGCTGGGCTTAGATATATCCGATGGTTTGGGAGCCTGAGAAGGCTGAGGAGCCTTAGGAGGCTGCTTTAGCAGCTTCGTATGGTTTGCCTCGATCAGTTGCTCGACTTTGTCCAACACTGCTTTTGACAGCAGGAGGTCTACCTTCTTAACTCTCTGGCGAGTCATAACTGGTTCTAGCAGTTCCTCATTGAGGGACTGCAACCATTTCGTTATCGACTCTATGCTGACAGTGTTCTCTGAGTGCCAAACGGCACGCAGGGGACCCAGCAGAATGAACCGGAGAAATTTCAGAAGGACTTGATCTCGCATCCCCGATAATTCAGGGATGAGAAATGTCCATTGACGAGCACTGGTTACCAATCTAAAAAGTGTGATTGCGCTAACGCTGATTGAAAAGCGTTTCGAGATTCTGTGAGCGAACTCAACACGACTTCTCCATGTTTTCGAGGTTATTTCCTCGAGAAACGATAGAGGACTGATGTTACCAGCTTCGCATAACCGTTGATTTGCAAACTCGAAGAAATTCGAGGATGATTTCAAGGACTTTGCTAGGCCGATCTTCACCTGGAAGTCGGAGCACACTTGAGTGTAGGTTAGAGCGACGTTTTCATCTCGAGAGATGTCCACATCGTCGCCTAGTACAAGATATGACTCGAACCACGAAGCGTCCCGCGGATGCGGGCACTCGCACTTCACCCAATGAGCAAATTGCACGAGCGCATGATGCACTAGTGCCATACTTGCCCAAGAGGAGTACGCTCCCATAGGTTGACCAGTCATATACCGAATAAATCGGTATAGACGGGTACCCCCATGGAAACGTTCACCCTTCTTAGGGGACGGTAAACCAAATTCACGCTCGGTTAGGACTTTGGACCAAAGCAGAGCCTTTTCATAGGCTCGATTGTAATCTCTGTCTTTATCCATAAAGAACGGAGCCAATGTTTGTATATACAAATATATTGGTATTGAATCAGTGGCGGCTGAAAGGTCGTAAGACCAATGAGGCTTGTAAGCCTTAGCCCAGTACGCATCTACCCGACCCTGTTGATCAAAAGTTGCATCATTGCAACCTAAGAGCTTCAGTAAGTCGAATAGGTAGTCGTGAACTGGTTTCATCGCTATCTGTGTCCAATAATCGCAAATCGCTACGGTACGAAGTTTCCCTCCGGGCGCTCCGAAATTGAATAACCGTCCTACTATCGGGATATCCGCGAATCGGACCTCCCTGGCCAGCTTCCACGATTCCTGGACCCATGACGACAAGGTTCCCTCCGATCGGGCTTCCTCCAGCAAATTCGCAAGTTTAAGAGCAAGTTTTTGCTTTTCTTCAGGCGTTTTCACTGGGGGGGTTGGGTAAAACCCAACCATCCGATCGAAGAGTTCTAAGTCTAATGGAAAGTGTGACTCCTGAGAGATGGCGTCCATAAGAATAGCCGCCGTTGGGTCGTTCATTAGAACAAACCATTGTCGGACATAATTACGGG